ATAATATAATATAATATGTTATGTTTTTATAATAAATAATATATAAATAGATTTCTTTTCAATTTTTTATTTAGGTAATATTAATAAAATAATAATATAATATGTTATGTTTTATAAATAAATATAAATATAGATTTCTTTTCAATTTTTTATTTAGGAAATATTAATAAGTAGCCTATTACTTTTTAAATTTGGTTTAAGAATTAATTTTAATTTTTATATCAAATATGTCGAAGAAAAAAAATATTATAACAATTATAATTTTAATAAAGTAATATTTACCAATAGCATATAACTTTTTTTATTAAAATGTAATTATGATACAAAATATATTAAAAATAAATTTAAAAATATATAATTTTAATTTACATCTTTGAAGATTTAAAATGTCTATTTTTAACCCTAAAAAAAAATATTCTGATATATTATTATGAACAATTATAAGGATAAATATTTAAAATATAAAACAAAATATTTAGAATTAAAAAAAATACACAAAAATCAATTTGGTGGAAATAGACTAATAAAAAACAAAAAGAAAATATTAAATAATGTTATTTGTGAATTAAGTGAAAAAATATTAAATCTCACTAATAAAAAAAATATGATTAAATTTATAAATAAATGTTTGGATACTGAATATGATAATAGTAATTTTAATAAATACAATGAAATTAAATCTATCATATATAAATTATCACTCGAACAGATGATAAAGATTGATGTGAATGAAAGATTTGGAATAAGAAATTATTTAAAAAGAAATGTGAATCATCATATAATTAAAAAAGATTTTGATAAATATATTAAACAAAATAATTTAGAATTATCATATTCTGTCTATGATTATAGTAATAATACTGATAATAACATGAATTTAATCAGTTATGACAATCAAATATATTCATCACACTCAATAGGCAAAGTTTTTACGGGTTTTTTAATTGTGATATTATTAAATAAAAAAATTATAACTGATATAGATATCAATACACCTATTCAATTAGATAAAAAAATTATTTCAGAATTAGATAATGATATTGTATGTAGATTAAAAGAAACCACAATGTTGGATATTATGACACATAAATCAGGTTTAACTGATTATTTGAGAAAATACTTTGATGAATTAAAATCTGGTATAAATTCGAATCCAATAGAGCCAGAAGACTTTATTAGATATTTTGATTCAGATCTTAAAAAAAAAGATACTTTTACATACTCTAATATTGGTATTTTATTATGTGGATTAAGTATTAAACATCTATACAATAAAAGGACTGGTTTAAATTTAACCTACAATCAAATTCTAAATAAATTTATAATCAAACCAGCACATTTAGATACTTTTTCAATCACAATACCTGACTCAGGAATATATACTAAAAAAAGAAAAGATAATATAGCCATGAATATAAATGGAAGTCCTGCAGGTGGTTATTGGATTTCATCAAATGATCTGGCTAAATTTGGTGTATTTATGATGGATGAAATTAAAAATAATCCAAATATTAAAAATTATTTAGAATTATATGGAGAAGAATTTTATTCAGAAAATCGCATTCAACATTCAGGAGGTATTGGAGGTTCAACATGTTGGTTGATTGTATTTTTAGATGAAAAAATTTCAATATCAATAATGGATGTGGATGGAAAATCAAGTAGTGAATTAAAATTTGCTATTGAATATTTTTGATACATATTTATTAAATATTATTTTGTACATTTGGAGTTTTAGAATAAGATAAAAATAGTGTTACAAACCCATACCTTAAAGTGTGATATCTTATTATAAATTAAATAATAATATTATTATTTATCACACTCCTAATGCCGTATGAAAGCATACGATCTTACGATCGAAATTATTTACATTGCATACATGTTTTCTTAATGATATTATAATTGTTTTTCCAATTTTTTATTAATATATTGCGACTTCCATTTAAATCACGATCTATTTTTAAATCACAAAATGGACATATTTTTAATCTTTTTTTATATGTATCACTTAAAAACCCACAATTACTGCAACATTTTGATGTAAATTCTTCTGTTATTATCTCTACTATACAACCATATTCTTTTGCTTTATTTAGCAAATGTTGTTTAAATCTATAATGACTTAAATTATTTAATAAAAATTTACTTTGTTTTGATAATTTTTTTATTTTTGTATATTTTCTAAATTCTTTTTTTTGTTCTTCTATTTTTTTTGTTTCTTTAATTTCTTTTACTTTATTCTTTATAAATTTTTTTCCGAAACATTTTATCATATTTTGTGTTTCGAATTTTGGTAATAATATTTTATCATAATGAGTAACCAAATATAGTGCTGTCTTATTATGTAATTCTGATACTATATTTTTTATTTTTGTAAAATATTTATTTATTTTATTCTTAACTTTTTTTTTATTCTTTATTTTATTTTTATTTTTATTTATATTCTTCTTTAAATCTCGCTGTAATTTTTTTATTTTACTTTGATAATATAATAATTTCTCTCTCATATTATCACCAATATGTCCACAATTCTGTAATGAATAATAACTTGCAAATATTTTTTCTCCTGGATCTATTGCTACTATTGGACTTCTATTTAATACATTTATTTTATCAAAATATTGTGGACACTTTAAATAAAATTTTTTATATTTTTTATCATATATTAATCTACTATCACAATCTATTAAATCTGTATTAATATTCTCAAAACCTTTTATTTTTTTTAATTTACTAATAAAAATACCATCTTTATTTATTGATTTTTTTGGAATCAATATAGATTGTCCTTTATCAGTATTTTTATGTGTCATTTTAAAATGTGTTATATTTTTGTTTTTCAAATTTGATAAACATGATTTAATATTTGAACAACATGTTTGAACTTCACCAGTTAACATATCATAAGGTGCATTTTTGTTAGATTTTCCATATAATTTATCAAATATTATTAATTTACTTTTCATATAGTTTAAATTAAAATCATTATTATTATATGAATTAATACATTCATTATAAACTTTTACACATTCATGCATCCATGAAAATATTATTTTTTGTTGTTCATTATTGGGATATATTTCATATATTTGTGTTTTTATTATTTTATTAGAATTATTAATAATATTATTTTGTTTTGTTATTATACTTTTAATAGAACTTTCTTTTTTTGATAAATTTTTATTGAGTGTAATTTCTTTATTTTCTATTAATTTATTTTTATATATATCAACATTATCATAATTTTTATTGATGGTAAAAAATTTATTTATTTTAGTTTTACTTTTTAAATGATTTATAGAATTAAAATATTTTTTACCATAATCATGTTTAGTTATTTTAAAATATGGTAATAATTTTGATATATTTAATTCTGTTTTATTAAACCATTTGCATTTAATTTGTTCTTGTAAATCCATTTCATTAATTATTAATATTAATAAATATTTAAATCATTTATATTTTATTATATTTTATTATATTTTATTATATTTATATATAATAATTTAAAGATATTAATTATATATAATATAAATGATATCAAATTATGTATCAAGAAAAGAATTAATAAAAACATTAAATATACATTATCAAACAGTATATAATTTAATAAAGAATAAAAAAATAGAGACAATAAAAGTAGGAAAAATTAGAAAATATAATTTACAGAAATATATAGAAGATAATAAAATAATAATAGATAGAAATATTAAAAAATATATATGTTATTGTCGAGTTTCAAGTAAAAAACAGAAAGAAGACTTAGAAAGACAAATAAATATAATGAGAATAAATTATCCTGATTATGAAATAATAACTGATATTGGCAGTGGATTAAATTTTAAAAGAAAAGGATTAGAAAGAATAATAGATATGGCAATAAAAGGTGAAATAAAAGAACTTGTAATTACATATAAGGATCGATTAGCACGTTTTGGATATGATTTAATAGAAATGATATTAAGAAAGTATTCAAATGCATCAATTAAAATTATGTATCAAACAGAAAAACAAACAAATAATGAAGAATTAGTAAAAGATATAATTTCTATTATGAATGTTTATGTTGCTAAAATTAATGGTATGAGAAAACATTCATTTATAAAAAAATAAAATACATAATAAATACATCTTATTATATAATTTATAATAAGATATCACACTTTTGGGGTGCCGTAAGTTTTACAAAGAAAATTTCGTAATTCTAAACAGTAGATACTTGTAATTTTGCTTTTTTAATTCATTTATTTCTAATTTAAGTATATCAAGAAATTAAAAAACATAAATTTGAAAAGATTATATGCATAAATAAAACATATATAAATGACCATTTAATGATAATTTTTGATGCGATTGAACAAACTATATTATTCCAATTATAATCATTTTTATGAACATATATTAATAAATTTAAATATCCTTATATATTATTTTGGTATAAATTGGATTATAAAGAAAGTTAATTTATGAATCACATCTAAAAATCATTCCATAAACAGAACTATTTTTTGGAATTATTGATGTTTCACTAGTATTTGTCATATCATGATTAAATGTATAACTATAATTTTTTTTTCATTTTTTCTAAAGCACTTTGATAATTATTAAAACATTCTACACAACCAATTAATTTTGTTTCAATAATACATTATTACAATTTTTATCTATTGCATAAAGTTCATATAAATTATCTTCATCTGAAAATGAAAAAACATAATTTTTTTGGAAATAAACATGATTTTCATTCAAATAATCTAAATAACTTTGTCGAAACTCTTCTTCAATAAAATCAAAATAATTTATTAAATATTCATAAGCATCTTCAATCATTAAAAATGTTCGTGTTTTTGTTTCTAATAAATAATATGAATTATATCTAGATAATATAAAACTATTTTGATTCATTATTATTATAAATAATATATAATAATAATATAATTATATACTTATAAATTTCAATTTTTATAATAGTTATTTTTTAAAATTAGATTTTTTAGAACTAGATTTCTTTGAACTAGATTTCTTTGAACCAGATTTCTTTGAACCAGATTTCTTTGAACTAGATTTCTTTAAACTAGATTTTTTAGAACTAGATTTATTTGAACCAGATTTTTTAGAACCAGATTTTTTAGAACTAGATTTATTTGAACCAGATTTTTTAGAACCAGATTGCTCATAACCAATAACATTATTATCTAAATCTAATATTTCATTTTCTTCATATTCATCATAAACTACATAAGTATCATAATCATTTTTATTTTTTATTTTATCATCAAAATTTTTTGTCATATTAGCACAATCAAAAACAATATTTTTTAGTATATCATAATCTATTTTATATAATTCTTGTTTATTTTTAAATTTATATTTTTCTATAAATATTTTTGTACAATTTTCTACTTTTTTTGGATCATCAACAATCATAATAAATTTAATATCTGGGTGTTTTTCTTTTCCTGTTGCATAAGAATATAATCTTTTTTTCATATTAACTGTTCTACCAAATTTTTGTATGTTTTTATTTTTATTTACTAGAATAATATAAACATATTTCTTTTTATTTACTAATTTATTTATATTATCAGCAAAATGAGATTTATAATAATTTATAAATTTTCTTAAAGTAATAAAATAATCACGAACAGATTCACCTTTTGATGTTCTTGATGTCATACATAATTTTTCAAAACAATCTAATGTTATAAAATAATCAACTCTTTTAGCACTTTTACTACCAGTTTTTAATTTTCTAATTATAATATAATCTATATTTATTTTATAATTTGCCCTTAATCTTTCATAAAATTTATCTATATTTTTATATTCTAAATATTTAATAACAAGTTCTACATGTATACCAAATTTATTATTTTCACATAATTCATAAAAATGATAATATTTATCGATAAATTTATTTGATATTGCTGTATATGTTTTAAGAAAATCTTTTAATTGTATATTTATCATATTATATAATATAATATAATAATATATTTAATTTTTTATGATATCTATATTAATTTTATTTTTTAAGAATAATTTGTAACTACCTATATACAGGGTATTACAAATAATTTTTAAAAAATAATAGACCATAAAAATATCATAAATGATTTTTTTTAAATTATCAATCATTAATAATTATTAATATATTTAATAACAATTTTATTTTATTTATCATAACAATATTTTACAGACTTGTTTAAAAATATTTTCTCTTGACATAAATTTATAATTTTCACTTTTATGTTTTGTCATTAAATATATAAATATTTATATATTTTAAATATTCGCGGGTGTAAAACATATTTGAGTTTTTTAAACTTATCGATTAAATCGGTAAGTTTAAAAAAACAACTAATTACAATTATTATTATTGATAATTTTTAAATATGGTTAATTGAATATGCATTACCAAAAATTATTAAATTTTGGCTATTATGAAGTTGATGATAAAATAAAGAAATTTAATCATAAAATTTTTTTATTAACAAAAATTAATAATAAATTAATAATAAATTAAAAAAAATATGACAGAAAATAAACGTTTAGCTACTTATATATTAAAAGCAAATAAAGCTAAATATTCTTATTATAAAAAAACAGACTGTGTAAAAGAGATAGAAGAATGTATGAAAATTTTATTAAATGATTTTGAAAAAGAACGTGATGAACTTGTATCAAAATATATTATTAAATAATCAATTATCTTCAATATATTTAACACATTCTAGATGATTATAGGCTCTAGCTAATTCAAGACATTCTTCTTTATCCCATGGACAACAATTTTCATGAGCATATTTTAAACAATCTAAATGACCATTTTTTGATGCATTATAACATGTTTTTTTATCCCATTCACCTACATTTTCATGACAATATATTAGTATATCTAAATGACCACGCCATGATGCATCATCATATATTTCACTATACAATGGACATCCATTTTCATGAGCATATTTTAAACAATCCAAATGACCATCTATTACTGCATACTCACATGTTATTTTATTCCATGGACAACCATTTTCATGAGCATATTTTAGACAATCTAAATGACCATTTAAAGATGCTAGATAACATGTCTTTACATCCCATGGACAACCATTCTCATGAGCATATTTTAAACAAGACAAATAACCATCTCTTGATGCTATATAACATGTCTTTTCAGTCCATGGATATCCATTTTCATGAGCATATTTTAACAAATTTAAGAATCCTTCTTCTGCACAAATATCAACTATATTCTTTCTTTTATATTTTAATAATATTCTAAATTCATTTATAAAAAAAAAATCATAAAATATATCTTTTAATAATTTATAATATTTTTTAATTATGATTTTATTAGCTAAAACATAATCATAAATTTCATAGGGAATTTTTTCTATACACCAATATCTCAAAGTATATAAGATATGAAAAAAATCATTTATTGAATATATTATTAGATCATTTTTATAATACTTTTTTAAAATTTCAAAATTATCACTAGATTCTAAATTGTTATATAATTCAGAATTATATAAAAATTGTGGTATTTCTGAAAACTCTATAGTACATATATATTCAGTATGAGATAAATCTAATTCATTTTTAACCCATTCTAAATTATTAACATTATTATTTAAAATATTATTATCAATATGTTTAATAATTAAAGTTTTATCTTCATTTGGTTTATAAGTATTTGCAACTAATATATGAATTAAATCGAATTTATTATCGAATTTTTTATCTAATTTAACTTGTAAATATGAATCATTAATTATAGGTTCAATAATCTTACTTTCATATACATCGATAATAGAACCAGTTTTTGTAATTAAATATGGATTGAATATTTCATAACGATTATCATTATAAATTATTTGGAATGCATTATAATATGATTCAATAATATCTTTATGACCATTATCCCAAAGTAATCCAGAACATGTTTCATTAAATTTATTTTTTTCATTTAGTTTTGCTCCATTATCAATTAGTAATTTAATAAGTTCTTCATTATTATTTTCACATACAATATGTAAGGATGTATCATCGTCTTCATTTTTACAATTAATATTTGCTCCTTTTTTTATTAAAAATTTAATAAGCTCTACATTATTTTCTTTACATGCTTTGTGTAATATTGTATTATCATATTTATCTGTATCATTAATATTTGCTCCTTTCTCTATTAATAATTTAATTAGCTTTATATTATTTTTTTCATATGCTCTATGTAAATCAGACATTTTTAATATTTATTTTATTATGCATAAATTAAATAATTTTCAATATTTTTAAGTTAATAAAAGAATAACAACATTTATTAACATAATATCTATTTATAATTTATTTATAATTTATTTAATATATAGTCATAAAATGGACAACCATTTTCAAGAGCATAATTTAAACAATCCATATGTCCAAATGAATAAGCTAAAAAAGATGTTTGTTTGGTCCACAGGCAACCATTTTCATGAGCATATTTTAAACAAGATAAATTACCTTTCATTGATGCTGAATTACATGTTTGTTTGGTCCATGGACAACTATTTTCGTGAGCATATTTTAAACATTCTAAATGACCATTCTTTGATGCTGAATCACATGTTTTTTCATCCCAATCACAACCATTTTCATGAGCATATTTTAAACAAGATAAATGACCTTTCATTGATGCAATATAACATGAATTAAATATATCATTTTGACCCCATGGACAACCATTTTCATGAGCATATTTTAAACAAGATAAATGACCATTTCTTGATGCATTACAACATGTTTCCTCATTCCATTCACAACCATTTTCATGAGCATATTTTAAACAAGATAAATGACCATTTATTGATGCTTCAGAACATGTTTTCTCATTCCATTCACAACCATTTTCATGAGCATATTTTAAACAAGATAAATGACCATTTATTGATGCTTTAGAACATGTTTTCTCATTCCATTCACAACCATTTTCATGAGCATATTTTAAGCAATTTAAATGACCATTTCCAGATGCTTTATAACAGGTATCTTCGGTCCATTCACAACCATTTTCATGAGCATAAATTAAACAAGACAAATGACCATTTGATGATGCATTAGAACATGTTTCTTTGGTCCATTCACAACCATTTTCATGAGCATATTTTAAACAAGATAAATGACCATTTGATGATGCATTAGAACATGTTTCTTTGGTCAATAGGCAACCATTTTCATGAGCATATTTTAATAAATTTAAAAATCCTTTTTTTGCACAAATATTAACTATATTTTTATATCTGAATAATATTTTAAATTCATCTAAAAAAGGAAAATCATAAAATATATCTTTTAATAAATCATAATGTATTTCAATTATTATTTTATTACTTAAAATATAATCATATATTTCATATGGAATTTTTTCTATACACCAATATCTTAAAGTATATAACATATGAATAAAATCTTCTATTGAATTTATAATTAGATCATTTTTATAATATTTGTTTAGAATTTCAAAATTATCTTCAGATTCTAGATTTTTATATAATTCAGAATTATATAAAAATGTTGGTATTTTTGAAAACTCTATATTACACATATATTCAGTATGAGATAAATCTATTTCATACTTAACCCATTCTAAATTATCAACATTATTATTCAATATATTATTATCTATATGTTTAACAATTAAAGTTTTATCTTCATTTGGTTTAAAAGTATTTGCAACAAGGATATGAACTAAATATAATTTATCTTTTAGATTAACTTGCAAATATGAATTATTTATTATAGGTTCAATAAATTCATTTTCATATACATTAATTATAGAACCATTTTGTGTTATTAAATATGGTTTTGATATATTAGATTTTTTATTATTATAAATTATTTCATATCCATTATAATATGATTTAATAATATCTTTATAACCATCTGTCCAAATTATTTCAGAACAGCTCTCATTACAATCATTTTTAGCATTTAAATTAGCTCCATTATCAATTAATAATTTAATAATTTTATTATTTTCATTTTCACAAGCAATGTGTAAAGGAGTACAGATAAATTTATCTATTTCATTAATATTTGCTCCATTTTCTACAAGTAATTTAATAATTTCTTCATTATTATTTTTACAAGCAATATGTAAAGGAGTATAGAGCAAACCTTTATATTTTTCATTAATATTTGCTCCATTTTCTACAAGTAATTTAACTAAATTATAATCATTATTTTGACAAGCAATATGTAAAGGAGTATAGATCAAATATTTATCTCTTTCATTAATATTTGCTCCATTTTCTATAAGTGATTTAACTAGGTTATAATCATTTTTTTGACAAGCTTTACAGATTTCAGACGACATTTTTATATCTAAATAATAATATAGAATAAAATAACATAAAAATCAATTTTTTAATAAATAAAATTTAATTATCTTCAATATTTTTTAAATTAAATGTAAATCTCTTCTTTATAATCTTTCACATTCCATTCTTTCCAATCATTTTCAAAATATTTAATGTAAAATACATAAAAATTTCCCAATATTTATAGCAAAAATCATCATACGATGTTATTTTTATACCATATCCATATTCCTCATTCATACATAATATCTATTAAATTAGTAATAATCGTTTCATTTAATTTATCTTTTTCACTTGAATAATAACTAGTGTCTATATTAGGTTCGTTTATATCATAACTTGGATTTGAATGTTCAATAACATAAGGTATCATTTGTAAACTATAATATTAGATTATAAAATATATATTAATCAATTTTTATATAAATCTAGTATTATATAAATATTAAATAAGTTCACCATTTTGGTAATAATTATATGTAGGTTTATAACCACTTGTTTCTATTTTACTAAAAATTTCAACTCTTGCTTTTGGATATTTTATGGATTCTTTTATAGCATCATCTTTGGATAAAAATATTGTTGCATCTTCCCATTCATTACCACATATAAATACATAAATGAAATTCATATATATAATATATAAATAACATGTATTTATATATTAAATTAACATTATATTCAAATTATTTATCATCTAATATATCAGCATCATATGGACAACCATTTTCAATCGAATAATTTAGTATCTCTAAATGTTCAAAAACATAAGCCATATAAGATGTTTTTTCAGTCCATGGACAACCATTTTCATGAGCATATTTTAAGCAAGCTAAATGACCATTCTCTGATGCGTATAAACATGTATCTTCAGTCCATGGACAACCATTTTCATGAGCATATTTTAAACATGATAAATGACCATTTTTAGATGCATAGTCACATGTATATTCATCCCATGGACAACCATTTTCATGAGCGTATATTAGACAATCTAAATGACCATTACTGGTTGCATAATAACATGTATAATCATCCCATGGACAACCATTTTCATGAGCGTATATTAGACAATCTAAATGACCATTAGCAGATGCTACAACACATACATATTTATCCCACGGACAACCATTTTCATGAGCATATTTTAAACAAGATAAATGACCGTTTTTAGATGCTTTTAAACAAGTATCTTTATCCCATGGACAACCATTTTCATGAGCATATATTAAACATGATAAATGTCCATTTTTAGATGCATAGTCACAAGTATATTCATCCCATGGACAACCATTTTCATGAGCATATTTTAAACATGATAAATGACCATTTATTGTTGCACTATAACATGTATATTCATCCCATGGACAACCATTTTCATGAGCATATATTAGACAATCTAAATTACCATTTTCAGATGCTACTACACATACATATTTATCCCACGGACAACCATTTTCATGAGCATATTTTAGTATCAATAAATTACCATTCTTTGAAGAAAACCAACAAGTTCTCTCATCCCATGGACAACCATTTTCATGAGCATATTTTAAACAATCAATCATACCTCTTGAAGCTAGATTACTGCATATATCTTCTTTATCATATCTAAATAATATTATAAATTCTTCTAAAAAAGAAAAATCATGAAATATATCTTGTAATAAATTATAATATATCTCAATTATTATTTTATTAGTTATAACATAATTATATACTTCATATGGAATTTTTTCAATACACCAAAATCGTAAAGTGTATAATAAATGAATAAAATCATCTATTGAATTTATTATTAAATCATTTTTATAATATTTTTTTAAAATATTAAAGTCATCTGCCGATTCTAAATTTTTATATAATTCTGAATTATGTAAAAAATCTGGTATTTCTGAATATTCTATATCACATATATATTCAGTATAAGATAAATCTATTATTGGCTTAATCCATTCTAAATTATCAACATCATTATTTAAAATATTATTATCTATATGTTTTACAATTAAAGTTTTATCTTCATTTGGTTTAAAAGTATTCGCAACTAGTAAATGAACAAGATATTTACGATATCCTAATTCAACTTGTAAATATAAATTATTATTATTAATAGGTTCAATAAATTCATTATTATACACATCGATGACAGAGCCATTTTTTGTTATTAAATATGGTTTTAAATATTCTAAATCAATTATTTCAAAAGCATTATGATATGATTTAATTATATCTTTATAATCATTATCCCAAAGTAATTCTGAATATATCTTAAAAAACTCATCTTTATCTTGAACATTTAAGCTATGTTCAATTAAAAAATTAATAATTTTTTTACACTTATTATTACAAGCAATAAATAGAGGCGTTCGATCATATTGATGTTCATCATTAATATCTGCTCCATTATCTATTAATAATTTAACAAGTTTAAAATTATTATTATTAGATACAATATGCAATGGTGTATTCATATTTTCATCTTTCTCGTTTATATTAATTTCATTTTCAATTAATTCTTTAACTAATTGAAAATTGTTATCATAACAAGCATCATGAAGAGATATTGTTTTTGAATCAATTGTTTCTTCTGTCATTAATATAAACAGATATAATTATAAAATAATATATATAATTATCAATTTTTTAGAAATAGACTTTTTTAGAACTAGACTTTTTAGAATTAGATTTTTTATAACTAGAATTTATAGAACTAGACTTTTTAGAACTAGACTTTTTAGAATTAGATTTTTTAGAATTAGATTTATTAGAACTAGACTTTTTAGAACTAGACTTTTTAGAACTAGACTTTTTAGAACCAGATTTTTTAGAACCAGATTTCTCATAACCAATAACATTATTATCTAAATCTAATAATTCAGTTTCTTCATATTCATCATAAACAACATAAGTATCATAATTATCTTTATTTTTTATTTTATCTTCAAAATCTTTAGTCATATTGGCACAATCAAAAACAACACTTTTAAGTATATCATAATCTATCTTATATAATTCTTGTTTGTTCTTAAATTTATATTTATCAATGAATATTTTTGTACAATTTTCTACTTTTTTTGGATCATCAACAATCATAATAAATTTAATGTCTGGATGTTTTTCTTTTCCTGTTGCATAAGAATATAATCTTTTTTTCATATTTACTGTTCTACCAAATTTTTGTATATTTTTATTTTTATTTACTAGAATAATATAAACATATTTCTTTTTGTTTACTAATTTATTTATATTATCTGCAAAATGAGATTTATAATAATTTATAAATTTTCTTAAAATAATAAAATAATCACGCACAGAATCACCTTTGGAAGTTCTAGATGTCATACAAAGTTTCTCAAAACAATCTAATGTTATTAAATAATCTACTCGATTAGCACTTTTACTACCAGTTTTTAATTTTCTAACAATAATATAATCAATATTAATTTTATAATTTATTCTGATTTTCATATAAAATTTTTTACTATCATTATTTTTTAAATAATTAATTACATCCCTAACATTAATACCAAATTTATTATCTTCACATAATTCATAAAAATGATAATATTTATCAATAAATTTATTTGATATCGCTGTATAAGTTTTGAGAAACTCTTTTAAATCAATATTCTTCATATATTATTACAATATATTTTAATTTTATAAATTTTGTAATATACTATTAATAGAACTTACAAATTTATTATAAAATCTAAAAATATGGTAAAAACAATATTTAATATAAATATAATATTGGATAATTTATACATTATCAATTATAAAATGAAAAGTAATTATATTAATATGTCTGGAAAATAATAAAAAATATTTTTTTATTAATTTTAATTATTTCTTTTATATCACATTTAAAAATATGATCATTATATATTAAATATTATGCAAATAAATTATGATGAGTTTATAAATAATTTAAAAATATTACATTCTGATACTATCAATGATTTCACTAGTGGATTACAATTTCTAATTGATTCCCAATGTGATGCTATATCATATAATCAAACTAGACAATTTTCATTATTAAATGTTAGTGTTTTAGAAAAAAATAATAATGGAAATTATTTTTATGATATCACTTTAGATAGAGTAGGTGATATTTTAAATAATTTTAATTTAGAATCAAAAAATAATATAAAATTAAATTTTATAATAGGTGGAAAAATATATGAAATGAATGAAATAAATGAATTAATTATAGTAGCATCACCATATAGTGATTTTAAAATCAGGATAACATTTTTAGAAAAACCAAATATTGATGATGAATTTAAAATCTCTTATAGAGTATATTTGCTTGAATCAGATATTAGAAGAAATTTTATGAACAATCCAATTAAAACAGAAACAAATATATATATTGATGGAGTATTTAGATAAAATAAAAAATATATCTTTATTTATATATATTATAGATGAATATAATGTTTCGTGTTTATTTAATGTTATTAATAAATAAGATTAAATAATAAAGAAAAATTGAAACTATAATAAATTGAAACTATAATAATTTTTATATTATATTTTATTAATTATGGAAAATAATATTAAAGGTTATTTATATGAAGAACAAATTAAAAATTTTATTATTAATGATTTAAATAAACAAGCATATCTATGGAGTTTTACTCCTGAAAATATTTTAATTGATAATGGTATATATGGTTCTCATAATGATGCTAGAATAAAAAGAAAAGAACTAAAAAATAATAATACAAATAAATTAATCGACATTGGTATCGATATTATCCAAGTTGATGATGAAAAAATATCTTTTGTTCAATGTAAAAATGGGTATAAAAAAGGTGTTACTATTAATGATTTAGCAGGTTTCTCTATTATGACATTAACTCATCAAAATAATATTAATAAAGGTTATGTTTATTATACTGACAAATTATCTAATAATTTATTATATTTACCTAAAACTGATTTAATTGAATTTGTTAAACAACCATTTATTAATGATACTATTACATCAGATACTAAAATTGAATTTAATCCATATCAATATCAATTAGATGCAGTTAATGCATTTAGTAATTATTATGATGATCATGACAAAGGTATATTGTCATTACCTTGTGGTTGTGGTAAAACATTTACATCATTTTTGATATCTAATAAATATAAACAAGTTATTATTATTAGCCCACTTAAGCAATTTGCTAAACAAAATTTAGATAGATATATTGAATATGGTTATAAATATAATTCATTATTAATTGATAGTGATGGTACTCGTGATATTAAAGAAATTAAAAAATTCATTAAATATAATGATAACTTTTTAATTTCATCTACTTTTTGTTCAGTTGATGTTATTCATAAATGTTTAAAATATATGAAAGATCCATTTATTATTATCGACGAATTTCATAATTTAAGTAAAAATAATGTTAATGACGAAACTGATGATTTTTGTTGTATTTTAAATTCTCCTAATAAATTTCTGTTTATGAGTGCAACACCTAGAATATATGAATTTGAAAATTCTGATGACGATTATGAAATTAATATTGTTTACAATATGACATTTAATGTTGCTATTGAAAATAAATTTATAACAGATTATTGTATTTGGTTACCATCTATTCATGAAAATAATAGTGATCTAATTAATGAACTATCTATTTATGATATTGATGACAAAATTAAAGCAAAATGTATGTTTTTATTTTCATGTTTAATCAATAATGGTTCTAGTAAATGTATTATTTATTGTATAGATACTGAAGAAATTCAATTATTTATAGATGCTTTAAAATTATTAGATGAGTTTTTTATATTAGATTGTGAATTATCTAAAATAACCGCTAAAACTAGTTACACCAAAAGAACAGAAATATTAGATAATTTTACTAATAATTCTAAAAGACAATTATTATTTAGTGTTAGAATTTTAGATGAATGTATTGATATACCTTCATGTGATTCTATTTTTATAACATATCCAAGTAAATCTAAAATTAGAACTATTCAACGTATGTGTCGAGCTATTAGAATTAATAAAAATAATAAATTTAAGATTGCTAATATATTTATTTGGTGTGATGAATATTCAGAAATATTAGATACATTAAGTGGGATTAAAGAATACGATGTATTATTCAAAGATAAAATAAAAATTAATCAAATAGGTTTTACTAAAGATAAATCTAGTGATAAGGATGATGATAGAATAGAATATGATAAGCAATTAATTAATAATTACCTAGTTGGTATAAAAGAGTTTAGAGCTTGTAGTTGGATTGAAAAATTAAATTTAGTTAAACAATATATAGATGTTAATAAAAAATCACCATCCCAAAAAGATAAAAATGTAGATGTAAAACAATTAGGTGCATGGATAAATACTCAGAAACATAATTATAATAGTGATATTAAAAAATGTAAAGAAAGAATGAAGGATGCTAATATACATAGTTTATGGTCAGAGTTTTTTATTAATTATAAAAAATATTTAGATTTAAATGAAGTATGGATAAATAAATTAAACCTCGTTAAACAGTATATAGATGTTAATAGACAATTACCATCACAATATAATAAAAATCCAAATATAAAACAATTAGGTCAATGGTTAAGTAGTCAAAAAATGAATCATTGTAGCAATATTAAACAATGTAAATATATAATGAAAGATAATGAAATATATAATTTATGGGAACAATTTATTAATACTTATAAAACATATATAGATACAGATTTATATAAAATATGGAAAAATAAATTAGACATTGTTAAACAATATATCAATAAAAATAATAAATTACCAAAAAATACTGATAAAAATCCAGATATAAAACAATTATACAACTGGATAAAGACTCAGAAACAAAATTATAATACTGATATTAAAGAATGTAAATATATAATGAAAGATACTGAAATACATAGTTTATGGAAAGAGTTTATTATTACATATAAAATATATATAACTAATCCAAATGAATTATGGAAAAATAAATTAAATTTAGTAAAACATTATATAGATGATAATAATATGTTACCGTCACGTAATGATAAAAATATAGATATAAAACAACTATCTATATGGATAAAGATACAAAAATCAAATTATAATAGTGATATTAAAGAATGTAAAGGTATAATGAAAGATGTAGAAATACATACTTTATGGAAACAATTTATTAACAATATTACAAAAAAATAATATCTTTATTTAGTATATAAAAAATTAAAATATTATCTGAATTATATCTACATAATATATAACTGTAATATTGTAATATATGTAGTAATTATAAATTATTTACTATTGCTATGATTTGTTCTTGTGTTTTTACTAAATAATTTTTTAATTTTACGTCATTTAATCGTTCATTATAGTATTCTAAAAAATTCTTATAATCAACTGGTAATGATAATGACAATTCTGCAATTCTTTGAATATTTATTTCTTTTGGATTGGTTTCCTCATTTATATGCTTTATATTTTTTTATATTTTGAATGAGTATATGCATTTTTGTATAATTTATAAGAGTCTATTAATAGAACTTACAAAAAAAATTTAGACCATTAAATATAGTTAAAGTAAAAAATATTTTTAATAATAATTTATAATCTTAATTATTTAAGATTATAAATTATTATTTTGTTAGACATATTATAATATTATTAAACATTTAAAAATATTATAATATAATAATTATATTATGCAAATAAATTATGATGACTTGATGAATAATTTAAATATATCACATTCTGATACTATCAATGATTTCACTAGTGGATTACAATTTCTAATTGATTCCCAATCTGATGCTATATCATATAATCAAACTAAACAATTTTCATTATTAAATGTTAGTGTTTTAGAAAAAAATAATAATAGAAATTATTTTTATGATATCACTTTAGATAGAGAAGGTGATATTTTAAATAATTTTAATTTAGAATCAAAAAATAAAAATATAAAATTAAATTTTATAATAGGTGGAAAAATATATGAAATGAATGAAATAAATGAATTAATTAATGTTGCATTACAATATACTGAATTTAATATTAGAATAACATTTTTAGAAAAACCAAATATTGATGATGAATTTAAAATATTTTATAGAGTATATTTGCTTGAATCAGATATTAGAAGAAATTTTATGAGCAATCCAATTAAAACAGAAACAAATATATATATTGATGGAGTATTTAGATAAATTAATAAATAATTTAATTTAAATCTATTAATAATAATTATTTGTTCTTATTTCCTAATTTATTCTAGTTAAATCTTTTGATATAAATCCCAACCCAATAAATAACAAACATACTAGTATATTTTTAAATATTTTTATGATTGGATATGGAAAAATTAAAGAATTTTGTCATAATACATAATTAAATAGAAAGAGAAAAATTACAAAAAGTATCTAATGTTTAAAATTACGAAATTTTCTTTGTAGAGTTTTTACTGATTTATTTATTTTATTCCAATCATATTCCCACATCACAACTAAATTATATCCTAAATCTTTTATTTGTTGTTCTCTTTCTAAAGTTTTTTGGTATAAATCACCATATTTTTTCCCAAGAAAATTAAAATCATCTGAAATACAAAATCGTGGATCGCCATGATATATTGTTCCATGAAATTCGTAAATTGTATTTGTTTCTTCACAATAACCATCAGCTTTATATCTAGTATTTGAAATAGTATATTCACCACCATTTAATTGATGTTTTATAAATATATTATTATATATTGATATAAAATCTAAATACTTAATAGCTTTTAAAGAATATCCTCTATTTGAACAACATGGACATTTACTACCACTTAAATGTGAATTTGGTGTTTGTAAAAATAATTTATTTGTTTTATTACATATAATATTAACTGGAATATTACTTTTTTCATATATTACTTTAGTATAATTAAAATCATTATTATGTATTTTTTTAGATTTGTCTATAAATATATTAGTATCCATAAATCTACCACTACAAAAACAACATGGTTCTATTGAATTAATATGACTTTTGTATAATTGATTAAATGTATTAAAACAATTATTGCATTTTATATTAATTGAAGTGTTTGCATTAATATAATTTATATTTGAATAATCAAATTTATTACCATGTTTTTGAATACACTTCATAATAATATCATTTTTTGAAATACGTTGTTCATCGTGATTTTTTTTATGTGCACATTTATCACAACCACAGCCTTGTAAATGAGAATTTGGTTGTTGTTCAAATATATAATTACATATATTGCATTTAATAATTATTTTTGTTTGTGAATTAATATAATTTACTTGTGAATAATCATATTTATTACCATGTTTTTCAAATGCTTTTTCTAAAAATTGTTTTTGTGTAAATGTTTGATTTATTGTTCTCTTCAATATTCCACATTCGTTGCAACTTTTTCCTGATAAATGGTCTGAAGGACATTGTTCAAAACGTCCATGAGTTTTACATATAATAATAATTTTTTTATGTGTAGATTTATATTCTACTAAAGAATAATCATAAATTGGTAATCCAATTTCATCTTTATGTTTTTCTCGACATTCTTTAATAAATTGTTCTTGCGACTTTTTTAATTTTTCTGCATTTAATTTAGTAGCACATTTTTTACATCCTTTACCTCTTAAATGATTATTTGGTATTGTTTTAAATGTATTATTACAAGAAAAACATATTATAGTAACATGTGTTTGTGAATCAATATAATTAACATATGAATAATCAAATTTATCACCATGTATTTCTTTTGCTTTATTTATAAAAATTTCGTTTGTAAATGTTCTATTTTGTTTAAACTTATTTTTTACACATATTTTACAACCACCATCACCTATTAAATGTGTATTCCTTATTTGTTCAAATTCATTATTACATATATTACAAATAATAATAACGGGCGTTTTAGAATTTTTATATATTACTTTAGAATAGTCATATTTTTCTCCATGCTTTTCTGTTGCTTTTTTAATAAATTCATTTAATCTTAATTGTAAAGTATTATCTGATTTTTTTAAATTATAACATTTAATACATCCCGATTTTTTATTTATATGATTATAAGGTATTTGTTCAAATATTGTTAAACAATCATTACATTTTATAATTACTTTTGTATCACAGTTGATATATTTTGATTTTGAATAATCATATTTATTACTATGAATCAATTTTGCTTTTTGAATAAATAATTCAGTCATACTATTAATTATGATTATGATTATAATCCTATAATTATTTTTAAATTCAAATTTTATTCAATTAGATTACACAATGGAAATAATAATAGATATTTTTAATAGTACTTTAATTTATAATTCTAAAATTCTAGAAAAAAATAATAAAATTTTAAAAAATAATATGACTAAATATAAATATCCTAAAGGAACACATATTTATATATTAGAAGATGATAATAAATATAAGATTGGTTATATAGATGATTTAAATAAAAAATTACAAAGTTATAACACTAAGAAAGTAAAGAAAGTAAATAAAGCAGAATATGCTTATTATAAAAAAAAATATTAGATGAAAGATTTGGTGTAATTGTTCAAAATATTAATATACCTAGTACTCTATATGGTAATTGTAGTAAAAATTATTTAAAAGTAAATGGAATGATAAATCCAATTATAATGATGTGATGAAAAATATTTTAGAAAAAATTTATTAAAAATACCAATTAATTTAAAAGAATTATATAGTTATTAAATTTTAAATAATATTTCCCAATTTATTCTAGTTAAATCTGTTGATATAAAAAATTTATAGCACCAATACTATTATCTTCATCATTAAATAATAATTTACCAAATAATGATTTAATACCAAATATTCTAGTAGTATAAGGATGATAAATAATAATATATATTTTTATGGTCCAATAACTTTTGAATCTTGTAAAGAATTAAATGATGCTCTTATAATTTTAGATAATAATTAATATTAAGATATATAATTAATATTAAGATATATAATTTTATTTATTAAAAAAAATAATACACCCACAAATACTATTTTTATACCAGTTTAAAAATAAAACTATTAATACATTTTTTTATAAAATTGTTTTAATATATATAAAAATTATCAAATTTTAGACATTTTTAAATTACAAATATATAAAAGTTTTAAAAATTCATAAATTTGACTAGTAGATCTGTCCTTAAAATATTATAATATATAATTATAATTATAATTATAATTATATATTATAATATTATTATAATTATAAAAAAAATATTATTATAATTATAATAATATATTATTATAATATATAATGGATATATATTATCAACAAAAATATATTAAATATAAATATAAATACATTAAATATAATATATTAGGAGGTTCTGATCAAAAACCAAAAACCAAATATCAAAGAAGAGCAGAAGAACGGGAATCTAATATTAAAAAAATTGCAGAAGAAAAAGAAATAAATACTTTAGTATCAAATGCATGGGAAAATATTATAAAAACACCATTATTTCAAGCAAAACTTGATATCCTTGTATCAGTATCGGGATTTGATGTAGAGTCAGCTACTGAAAATCTAAAAGATCAAATAATAAATGAGAATGACATAAAGTGTGAATTTTATTTAATATCTAGTATTAGAGAAGCAATGGACTATTTAAAATTACAACCTAGTGAAACATGCATATCAACCACTGCAGTGGTTGATAATTGCGATGCTGAAGGAGATGCTAATGAAGATGATACTGGCTGGTAAAATTTTAGTATAATCTTATTTATTATTTTATAAATAAGATTATTAAAAAAAATAATAGTATTAAATTATAATGGAGCACGGGAATTAAGAAAATAGATTAATATTAATCTATTTTCTTGAAATATATTAATTAATATTAGATTTAAAAAAATGTATTTTAAATAATAAATTTAATATTTTATAAAAATTAT